ATGATGTACGTGGGCCTGCCCCAGTGGTCGCACCCGAAATGGGTGCGCCTGGGTATTACCAGCATTGAAGAGTATGCCCGACACTTTAACTGCGTGACGCGGCAATTTTAAAAATTACTAAAGAACGCCCAAGAGCATGTGTATTCTTTAGAATTATCAATCACATAAAATTCCCTTCATATGAAAATCACCAAAGTTCATATGAGTAAAAATGTCCCACCCATGCCCCAAACCGTCTCAAAAACAATTTTTTTGCCCCACCCATGCCCCATCACACCACCCTGTCATCCTGCATCACGCTGTTGATGAAGAACGTCACCCGCCCCATCACCTCAACCTCTTCCGCAGCCTCCCCCTCTATCGCTTCACCATCATCACAAATCAGCGCCCTGCCCATGACTCTGGCAAACTGAGTCCGTCCGCCGCTGAGGATTAGCAGAACCTGATTCTGTACCAGTCTGGTGCACGGCTCGATAACCGCAAAGCCAGACGAGGTTTCGAGGATGCGGCTGTCCATGCCGATCCCGCAGATAATTTCCGGAGATAAACGCGGTGCTACGAAATCAGCCGCCGGTGAAGGAAATCCCATCAGTGCACCCTCCCCATGTTACGCAGGATCCAGTATCTGTTATCACTGCCGTCAGTTGTCTTATCTGCAAAACCGGGTTGATAGCGTTCTATCCATGTGTTCGCTTCTGCACGGCTGAAATGCCAGTTAAACCCCCGCAACTTTTTGATGAAGTTGTCTGTTCTCAGATAACGGTAGCCTTTAGGGTTAACCTCTATTGCCGCGATAAAAGCGGCATTTATGTCTGCTGTGCGTGGCATCATTACCTCACAAAAATACTGTACATAAACACAGTATCATATTGACAGGGCTATCGGTCAATGCAGATATTGGCTATCAATTTTCGTTGGTGTGCAGGTTACTGTCCAAACGGGGATTTTGCTCTTGCGTCGACACTGTAAATGCATCTTTGCGTCGCTGGTTCCAGAGGCTGTCCACGGGCATTTCCACGCGAACACTTACGAACTGGTCGGCGGGAATATCGACCGGTTCGCCATCCGCCACACCCTTCAATACGTTCCTCGCAAATGACGGCGCTGTAGGGTATTCCCGGTGGAATGTTTTTACCAGCACCGATCCGTCTGCATTTACCTCATAATCCAGCCAGACAAGGGCTTGCCCATTGCGATCTTTAGGTATATCAAACCCGCCATCTATCCCACCCCATGCAGCATCTGAATTCATACCCATGCATCCTTCAATCAGATACTCACCGATAGCCTGACGGGTTACGGTGCATCCTTCAGATTCATCGTTAAGCTGACACGAACCATCACCGAACAACCGTACAATCGGGGAGGCGGCCTTCAGCGTGCCATCAGATGCACGGGTCGTATTTCCGGTGTGGTAAATCTGCATCCAGCCAGAATCATTGCCATCCGACATACTCATGAACTGAATAATTTTCCCGCTAAGAATCAGCGCAGCAAATGATTGTTGCGCTGCCGGAGTGCTTCCACTCCCAATATTACGGTCTGATAACCGGATGCCAGAACCATACATTCCAGGACCGCCAGAGGTCGCGGGATTAACATTGCAAAAGCGGGTTCCCTGGCTTTTGTCCCAGATGTCTGAAATTACAGGAAGATTTTTTGAACCGACACCAAATGAACCTGGTGCCAATACATCGTCATCCCATTCTCCCGTGTTCTTTGTTGCAGATGTTCCCAAACCGAGGTTTGTGCGAGCGTCAGCGGCATTCGTTGCTCCGGTCCCACCGTCCGAAACTCCAACCGCCCCATTGCTCGCTTTCTGGACCAGTTTGCCGATCGCCGGAATAGTTACACGAGCGCCGTTGATGGTGACGGTGATGTTCTGGTTTGCTGAGGTGGTGGCGAACGTCTCCCACGCGCCGATGTTCTCGTCGTACTCGTTGATGAGCTGAGACATGCTCTGCGCCAGGCCGTCGACCGAGAGACTATCAGTAACAAGAATGCCGTACTTCTGGCCGCTCAACGCCGGAGACGCGGCAGGCGTAACCGTCAGTGACGTCGCACTGTTGATGGCGGTGATCTGAAACATCTGTACCGGGTTAGAAAGAACAAACAACGTCTGGCCAACCCGGATCTGGCTGGCGGGTGCCGTCCAGTTCGTACCGGTGCCGGTGGCTGTATTTCCGTTAATGTCGATGGTGCCAGTGTTATAAAGCATATTTTCTCCAGGCAATAAAAAACCCCGCCGGAGCGGGGTTTGTTCAAAACTGAACGGGTTAGTGGCAGGTGGTGCTGGTGAACGTGTTGGCGCTCACCCATGACCAGTTAAAGGGATAACCGGCGCGGTACTGCGTCTGATTGTTTTGCTTGCGGACTCCGTAGATCTGGACGCTGCTTTCCTGTCCGCCGACCAGGGCTGTTCCGGTGCATACGGGTTGCTGCTTCTCAATAACGCCAGCGCAACCGGAGAGCAATACCGCTACCGCCAGGCAAAGAATCATATTTTTCATAGTGGTTATATCCCAGGGCATTCATGAAGCTACACAATAACAATATGAATCAACGGGATATAATTGATTTGGTAGATCAATTATTCAAAATTGATCGTTCAAAACGATCAATCATAGTTGGCGCAGTTGATGGCCATAATCACGTTCCTCAGATTTGAATACGCGACGTTTTGAAGGTTGCCGCCAGGGGTTGTCTGCGGCCTGGCGAATATCCGCGTATTGCTTCCCTCAAGTTTTGCCATGCTTTTATATATTGCCATGTATGGCTGCGGCTGACCGCCAGCCGATATAACCCCGGTAATTAGCCCCAGCATGGCAGGCATACAGGCCCACTTCCCCGCCAGAGTTGTATTGATGTTGTATCCTGAGCTGGCATCCACCCCGGCGGTACCGAGGGTGACTACATCACTCAGCGTGCGCGTTTCGTTTGTTAAAATCAGCGTCCCTGATGCATCCCACACAGCCAGCCCGTAGTCTGGCTTTGTCTGCGGGAAAATAGAGAAAAAATAAACGTACGCTGTGCCGGTTGCATTCGGTCTGAGAAAATCAATCGTGATGGTGTTCCCGCTTATCGTCTGAGTTATTTCGACCTCAACCGTGCAATGAACGAAGGCGACAACAGGCTGACCTGCGGGGAATGTGTGCGTCACTTTGGTATTGAACCCCGATGTTCCCTGAAGTGCCGCTGTCTTTCGCGCCTGAAGAGCGATTGGCGAGCTGTTCGCGGTCACCCATACTTCCCCGCTCGTGGTCGTCAGTAAAACGCCATACTCCGCCATTTATGCCCTCTCGATCTGGAAAATGAGATAAGCCGCTGCCGCAGGCTCAGTCCCTGCTGAGTAGTCGGTATCACCTGCTGCTGACACTGTTGCTGTTCCCCCCGAAATGGTGATCTTCCTCCGACTCGTACCAAACTGATCGCCGTTCATGCTCTGAAAATAGGTCAGCCTGCAACC